GGAGTATCTATCTAATGGCACACTTTGCAAAAATTGAAAACGGCTTGGTAGCTCAAGTGATTGTTGCTGAAGAAGCTTTTATCCTGACTGGTGCTTTGGGTGACCCAGCCAATTTTGTACAGACTTCTTATAACACTCGTGGCGGCATCCACTACGGCCAAGACGGTCAACCCAGTGGTCGTGAGCAACTGCGTAAAAACTACGCTGGCGTGGGCTATGCCTATGACGAGCAACGTGATGCTTTCATTCCTCCACAGCCCTTTGCTTCTTGGCTCTTGAACGAAGACACATGCTTGTGGGACGCTCCTGTAGCTATGCCTACAGACGACAAGAAGTACGCTTGGGACGAAGAGTCTGTAAGCTGGAAAGAAGTTGAATGAGCGACCTTAATGCTTCTATATCCGCCGCGACCTCAGAGGTTCTGGTAAGCCAAATGACAGGTAAGAAGTTTTACTTGTCTAAGACTTTCTGGGTGAACGTACTGTGCGCGGCGGCACTCGGTCTTCAGATGCGTTACGGCTTTGTCATTGGTGCTGAACTACAAGCTCTAGCTCTTACAGTAATCAACCTTGGTCTGCGTAAGATTACAAATCAACCCGTAACTTGGTAAACTGACACATTAGCCCGTATAATCGCGGGCACGGAGGTGAGATGAACGAGTTGTTTAATTTGCTCAAGGGTGCTGCTCCCGTTTTAGCTAACGTGATTGCCGGGCCTCTAGGCGGAATGGCCGTTGCGGCTATTGCCAATAAACTTGGCGTTCCACCAGAACAGATTCCATCCGCCATCCAGAATGATCCAGAAGCCTTAGCCAAGATTAAGGAACTGGAACTGGAGTACGCTAAACTTGCATTCCAAGATCGCGCCTCCGCCCGTGAAAGAGAATCAACCATTGCGGTTAGTGCGGCTCCATTCGTAAGCAAGATCATCACTCCCATCTTGGCGCTGGTCATAGTAGCCGTATGGGGCTTGATCCAGTGGTTCATGCTTAACAACACCATTCCCACGGAAATGCGGGAACTTGTCATCCGAGTACTTGGTACGATGGACGGTGCTTTGATGTTGGTCCTCTCCTACTATTTTGGCTCATCGAATGAAAAGTAACTTTGATCTTGCTTTGTCGCAACTTTTAAAACATGAGGGCGGCTACGTTAATCATCCAAAAGATCCGGGTGGTATGACTAACCTTGGCGTTACGAGAGCCGTGTGGGAGTCTTATGTAGGACGACCATCTTCTGAAAAGGAAATGAGGGCACTGACTCCGGCTCAGGTGGCTCCTCTGTATAAGCGTAAGTATTGGGATGCAATCAATGGCGATAGTCTGCCTTCTGGCTTGGATATATGTGTGTTTGACTGTGCGGTAAATTCGGGAGTCGGTAGAGCGGCTAAAATGCTACAAGGAATCCTAGGTCTGACTCAAGACGGAAGCATCGGTCCGAAGACTCTGGAAGCCTGTAAGAAGCATAGTACTAAAGATTTGATTGACAAGTTTTCTGCTGCGCGGCAGAAGTTTTTAGAAGCACTTCCCACGTTTGGTACGTTTGGAAAAGGTTGGACATCTAGGGTTGCCGAAGTAGAGAACAAAAGCACTCTCTTAGCATGACCACCATACTGGCTGACTTAAAACTTGGGGTGATGGTTGCTGACTCAAGTATCAGCGACGGGGACCGTGTATGGAGCGGGAGAAAAGTATTTAGATTTAAGGGGACTCTACTGGGGTTCTCGGGAAACATAGATGAAGCCATAGGATTTTTAGTCTGGTACAAAAAGGGACTAAAGGACAAGCATCCTAGATTTTCAAATTCTCATGCCCTCGTAATGAACGACGCAGGGCTTTTTTACTTTGGCTCCTCATGTATAGGACAGCCAATTAAGAGCGGAATCGAGGCGATAGGTACAGGGGCTAAAGCAGCTATCTGTGCTTACGAGGCGATGGGGTTTAAAAAGCCCGAGGCAGCAGTGAAACTTGTGTGCAAGCATGATGCTGGGTCGAGAGTCCCAGTACGTACCTACAAACTAAAGCCATGAACTACTCTGATTACTACCAATTTTGTACCGTCCGCCAACTGGAATATTTACAGGCTATTGAAGAACACGGAAGCGCAAGAGCCGCAGCCAAACAATTTGGGGTTAACAAAAACACCATCAACGAAGCAGTTGCATCTGTAAAGAAAAAAGCCGCTTTACAAGGATTTTCTCCTGAGCATGATTGGACTCATCCCGTTCCCGAGACGCACATAGCAAAGGGAATCAGTACCTACTACAACGAAGAAGGCAAACCTACCGCCACTTGGGTTAAGGCAGACATCAAACAAGGTGCCTATCTAGAAGCCGTTAAAGAGGCCGTAGCAGCGTTTATTGAAGACGTTCCCAGCTTACCGGTGGCTCAAGCCCCAAAGAAGTTTAACTCCGATGTAATCCCTTGGCTACAGATTGGAGACGCTCATTTAGGTATGTTAGCTCACGCCGCTGAAGTGGGAGAGAACTTTGATCTCAAGATCGCAGAACAGGAATTGTGCGGGGCTATCTCCATTTTGATTGACGAGCTTCCCTCCTGCGAGAGAATGGTGATCAACGATCTGGGGGACTTTACCCACTACGAAAACTACACCGGTACGACGGAAGCAAGTGGACACGCACTAGATTGTGATACGCGCTTCCCCAAGATGATTAAAACCTACAGCCGAGTGATGAGGTTTATCGTTGATAAATGTTTAGAGAAGTCTAAGTTTGTAGACGTGATCGTGAACCAAGGAAACCATTCTCGGACAAACGATATCTGGATGGCTGAACTCTTGCGCGTAGCTTACGGAGAATCTGGACGTGTGAATATCCTCAACAACGAGAGCGTGTTCATAGCCTATCGTATGGGGAATACGTTAGTAATGACTCACCACTCCGACAAATGCAAGCCTAAAGACCTAGTAAATGTGATGACCTCGGACTTTAGGAAAGACTTTGGAGAAACGGAACACCACTATATAGACATCGGCCACGTCCATCACGGAATGGTCATGAAAGAACATCCATCGGTTTTTGTGGAGTCTTTTAATCACCTCGCCGGATTGGATAAATGGGCGCACGATTTTGGTTACAGGAACCGAAAATCTATTACAATCATACTTAGAAGCAAGACTTACGGGGAAGTTGGTAGACGCTTACTTCCAATTCAAGAAATTCGTGCTAGACTTACCAACGCATCTGGTAAAATATCCAAACCAAAAGAGGTATACTCTGTATGAGTCAAACTCTTATTATCGTCACAGGCTTAATTTACGCCGTGATTGCTGTAGATCAATATATCAAGGGCGGGACGGGAACAAGTATTATGTTTCTTGGATACGCTTTAGCCAACATCGGGGTCTATCTACAAGCAAAGTAGTCTTTTCCCGTTGCTTTCGTAAGAGACAAGTGAGAAAATGATTCATGCTTAAGAAGATCCTATTTCGTCCGGGCGTGTCAAGGGAGAACACAAGATACGCTTCCGAGACAATTGGCCCTGTAAACTCGCCTACTCAAACGGTAGGCGGGTGGTATGAATGCGACAAAGTTAGATTTAGAGCAGGAACTCCTGAGAAAATCGGGGGTTGGATTCCTACAACCTTAAGCACGTTCCTTGGAAAATGTAGAGCTTTATGGGCTTGGGCTACCCTAGACGGGACTAAGCTCATCGCCCTAGGGACTAATCTTAAGTACTACATCATGCGGGGCGGTGCTTACTACGACATTACCCCCGTTAGGATTACGGTTACCCTTACAAATCCTTTTACGGCAACCAATCTTTCTTCTACGATTACCGTGACGGCCACGACTCATGGCTGTGTAACGGGAGACTTTGTAACGTTCTCCGGGGCTACGGGTCTTGGAGGAAATATCACTGCGGCGGTTTTAAACAGAGAGTATCAGATTACAGTGGTGGATGTAAACACTTACACGTTTGTAGCTACGGCTACCGCAAACACGTCGGACACGGGTAACGGTGGAACAGTTTCGGCGGCGTATCAATACAACGTGGGGCCAGAGTTCCAAGTACCTCTTACGGGCTGGGGTGCTGGTCTTTGGGGATATGGTACGTGGGGGAACGGTCAAACCGCTTCTTCGTCTATGAGACTGTGGAGTCAGTCTAACTTTGGAGAGAACCTGATCTTCGGATATCGCGGCGGACCTATCTTCTACTGGCAGAGCTCCCTTGGAGTGGGGACTAGAGCCTCTACTTTGACCACTGGAGATACGCCTAGCGTTCAGAACTATTTAATGGTGTCAGACGCCAGCAGGTTTATCCTAGCGTTTGGTGTAAATGATTACGGAAGTTTTGCTCAAAACCCTATGTTAATCCGTTGGTCAGATCAAGAATCTACTACGGACTGGACGCCATCTGCGACAAACCAAGCCGGTAGTTTGCAGTTGTCCAAAGGTTCTCAAATTATTACAGCGCACCAAGCCCGTCAAGAAATTTTAGTGTGGACGGATTCTGCTCTTTATTCCCTCCAGTATCTTGGACCTCCGGTTGTTTGGGGCAGTCAGATCTTGGGGGACAACATTTCAATCTTGTCGGAAAACTCGGTGTCCGTTGCTTCTGGTGTGGCCTATTGGATGGGAGTAGATAAGTTCTATAAATACGACGGACGTGTCAATACTCTACGTTGCGATTTAAGACAGTACATTTATTCCGATATTAACCTTGAGCAATCCCAACAAGTGTTCTCTGGAACCAATGAGGGATTCAATGAGGTCTGGTGGTTCTACTGTTCCGCCAACTCAACTACTGTCGATAAGTACGTGGTCTATAACTACCTAGAAGATGTGTGGTATTACGGCACTATGGCTCGTACTGCTTGGTTAGACTCTGGAATCTTAGACAACCCTATTGCCACGACTTACGTTAATACAATGGTAAACCACGAAGTCGGAGTGGATGACAATATCAACGGTACTCCCGTGGCTATCGCCGCTAATATTCAGTCATCAGAATTTGATATTGACGACGGACACAACTTTGGGTTTATCTACAGGATGCTGCCTGACTTGACCTTCCGTGGATCTGCGAGTAGCCCCACTCCGCAAGTGACGATGACGCTTATCCCGCTGGCTAACTCTGGTTCTGGATATAACATACCCCAGTCGGAGGGCGGTAGTAGTAATGCTACGGTTCAAAGAATCGCCACCGTACCAGTAGAAGAATTTACCGGCCAAGTATTCATAAGGGTCCGAGGAAGACAACTCGTATTTAAGATTGAATCCAATCAACTGGGAACGGCGTGGCAGTTGGGCGCTCCTAGAATTGATATTCGCGCTGATGGCAGGAGAGGTTCATGACGTACATGATCACTTCAGAGAACCCCCTAAACAGGGTTGTTGCTCCACGTCTGCCTAATGCTCCGACTCAGTACGAGCAAAGATACATAGATACGCTTACCAATGTTTTGCGTTTATATTTCAACCAAGTAGACGGAATCTTGGGGCAGCTACAAACAACAGAGATTTTGTCTGAAGCAACTGTTATTGATGGCGGATTACCCTCTCAGGCTTATGATAGTGTAACGGATAATGCGGAATTAACCCCTTCGGGATTTTTTAATGGCGGGACTCCATAATGGCTGTAAGAATTCAACTACGACACGGCACTGCGGCCCAATGGACTGCGGCTAATCCTACGTTAACTGTAGGCGAAGCTGGGGCAGAAACTGA